TAGTAGATAGAGTATAGGAAGCAATTTAATCGTTGACTTCAAATCAAGAATTTAGGAAGGTATGTATATATTAACAAGTAAGGAGTAAATATGACTATATTAGAAAGCAAAAGACAACCACACATTTTACATTACAAGATTTTTCAATCTAGTGATAGAGATTGTATGTTTAGAGGTTTCAAACATTGGGACGTTTCTAAGTCCGACAAATACAGACAAGTATGTACAGTAGACTGGTTTGGTGGAATGCAATGTGAAGGACATGATTGGTACGTTGATGATAAAGAAGAGGTGTTTAAAATCCTTAATCAATACTACATGGATGAAGATACAGGTCATGATGACGTGTTTGATTGTCACGTATCTGGATTCCGTAAAAAGAGCGGTACTAGAAAAGATGGTAGTACATGGGCATGTAGAGATATGCATTCTTTATCAGTCGGTGATATCATAGTAGATAACTCACCAGACCAAGACGGAGCTGCTTACATAGTAGACAGCTTTGGATTCAAACAGATACAATTCAACTACACTATAGAACAAAGGTTCTGTACTACACTAGAGGAGCCAGGCGATAGAAAGTCTGCTCCATTCACTGGTGAACTAGACCTGGAGGTAGCGTAATGAGTACAGACAGATCGATAGCTAGACAGATACTAATAGACTATATTAATGAGGACAGGGAGGCACCAGGAGCGTATAGACCTTTTGATGCTATGAAAGAAGACTTAGTATATAACCTGATAGAAGAACAACCTAGTATGGCTAAGTTAGTACTAAGACTACATGCTAGTGATGTAGAGTACTGTACTATTAATAATAGATTCTATGATGATGTACAAGCTACTATAAAGTTCTCAGGTAATGGAAACTTTGCTAGCTAGTATAATATAAACTAGGCCCTGTCGGGGAGGTACTATAGGCCTCCCCTTTTTTTAAACGCGTTTGGAATATAGTAGCCGCACACAAATTCCGGAATCAAAAGTCGATGCGGTGTGTTTCAAAAAATACGGGGACAAAATTTTTGATCTATAAAAGCTGTTGACTTATAATCGACTAGGTTGTATAATAGGGTTATATTTAATTAAAGGAGTTCAATATGAGTAATATAACTAACGACATCATAATGGAAGACCTCGCGGACGAGTTCTATGATGATGTATCTAAAGCAATCCACTGGTTGGTTGCAAACTTTGATCAAGACTTAGATGAATTAACATCAATGCGTACAGAAGATGTATGTGATATGTTCGTTACTGAGTCTTTTTATAGTATGAGGGACTGTTATGCCTAGTATGAGTGACCAAATACGTAACAATACTGTAGATATACAGAATAGATTAGAGGAATTAACGATGACTGTACAAGCTCAAGGTGTTATTATTAGTGATATCAATGAAGCACTGATACGTACAGAAGAGTTATGCGTACAATTGAAGTATATTATAGAGAATAGGTTGTACTAATGAGTAACAATACTGATAATCTTAATCACACGCAGCTAACTGCACAAGATTTAAGCAATCTTAAGCAGTACGGTGCTCTAACCCCTCAAGAATTTGCACCAGAAGACGATAACTTACAGCCAGGGCAGTGCATTTGCGAGGCCTTTGACTGTCCTACTAGTTATGAGTGTTGGACTCACGGGTTTTAGCATGTTAGAACTAGTAGGATTCATAACTATATGCTATCTAATAGCAAAAGTAGCTCCCAGTGCAGTGAAATTTAGTGTAAAGGCGGCCTTGGCGTTGCTTTTTATCGTTCTAAGTGTATTGCTTGTTGAATTTTTGTTTATTTGGTGGTATAATATGCCTATGGTACTGTATATAGCGAGTGGATTATGAAGTTTTGGCCTTTAGGTAACGGCGGTGGCGAGGATAAGGCTGTTAGTTCTAATAATAAACGCCTTTTTGACAACGATAAGAGGTATGATTCAGTGATTGCTAAGCTAGATCACTCATTCAACAAGAGAGACAAGGCGTTTGATAGGCTAGAGAAGCTAATTTGGGGTCTTTACTTGTTAATATTCATTACTACTTTCACCGGAGTATGGCTTTGATGATCGAAGATCCGCAATCTTGGCTGATTCGCAACCATCCTATCTACTTTTTTGCTAAATGTTTACTATGGTATCCGTTTTACATACCTTTTTTCTTAGCAATTATACTTCCATGGCGTGCTTATAAGTGGTTATGGAGAGGATTTGTATGGATTATAACAGGACAATGGCTAAATAAAAGACAAAGGAGCGCATAATGGAATGGTTATTACTAATTGCACCCGCAGCTTTCCTTCATGGATGGTTTGTAGGTAGAACACATGGCGTTAAACTAGGCGCAGCTGGCATGTTTGATCAGCTATACGATAATGGATTACCTGTTGCTGGTAAGAAAAACACCAAGGCAATAGAAGTTACACTTGAAGAGGAATAATGTTACTACATAATTTTACAAATAATTACGAGGGCGTTGAGAGATCGGTCGACGTTTACAAGGAACAAGATCACTTTGAACTACAAATGAGCCACGATGGCATCATGGTAGGAACTAGAATTATAAAAGATCATAGTGAAAGCTATGCAGAAGATGCTGCTGAGAACTATGTATTTGGGATGTACGAGTTGAATGAGAGAGAAAAAATCACAAGTTAAGGAAGGAATCTTCGATCAAGAAGAAGACGTCAATACAATAATGTTACGTAATCCAATTTACTATGCAGTTATATTGCCGGCATGCTTTTGTATCATACCGCCTACTCTTGCAGCAGCTGCAATATGGTTCCTACAATCATGAGCGACCCTAAATTTACTACCGAAGAGATAGAGAATAGCAAAAGAATATTTAAAAGTGCTACTCCTAAGTATACTCTTGACTGGTATATCAAATGGGTAGCAAGCGTATTTGTATTAGGTGCTATGTCTGTAAGAGGGGTTGAAGGGTATCAAGACATTGACCTTATACTATCTATTATTGGTATTTCAGGATGGGTAGTTGTTTCATTATTATGGAAAGACAGAGCTTTAATATTACTAAATAGTATTGGACTACTTTTTTTAATTAGGAACTTAGTTCAAACATTTATTTAACCTCATAAAAGAGACTTTATTTTAGGAGAGCATCATGGCACAAACATTTGGCCAAACATATTCTGGTGATATATTAAATCACCACACTAAGATGGTTAAGGAAGGATTCAAATTTGACAGAATCATTGCTGACTTACCATCATTCGAAAACAGATGGCCTGGATCACCAGGGCATGGAAAAATAAGAGACTGCGTATCTGCAGTTGCAGTACTAGCTGAGAGATGTATCGAGAACGACAATGGTACCGTTACTGTTAGCGGAACTGGTATTGCACAAGAGAAATGGGACGAGTGGGTTGCATCGCAATCAGCTTGGGAACTTGTACCTGATAGTACATGGGCTATGTTCAGACCTTATGCACGTAATACTGTAAACAATAAACACTATTGGGGCAGACGGGATGACTGGACATTTGTTAGAACATATCGTAAGGTTGGTTCTGACTATACAATTAACAGAGCAGCTTGGCCTAACATTACTCATCACAGAGGTGCATTCAAAAACTTCCCTATGCCATCAAGCATGAACGATGTAGAAGTATCTGCATTCAGAGAACCTATTCATAAAGGTAGACTTGAGGCTAAGGAATTACAAAAATGGTTATCAAAAAATGAAATTAGTTACGAAACAGACACATCTAATTCAGGTCTGCCTATTGTCAGTGTATTGGGCGCTGGCGGGGGCTTTACTGATGGTTATGTAGTACAGTTTAGTTCAGATCCAGCTGACTGGTATCACATACCAAAAAGAATTAGCTTTATGAACGATTGGTACTTTAACGATGCAGCAGTTAATGCTTTTAGCAACAACGAATTTAAAGGTTGTAGAGTGCTTAGTGGTGGTAACCACAAGCATGTAATGTTAAGTGCATTTATATTAGCGACTCATTCTAACGAAGGGGACCATGTATTGGATCCTTTTGCTACATTTGGATCGACTGGTGCAGCATGTGCTATTATGAAAAGAAACTATACAGGAATAGAGTATAACAAAACTAGAAAAGACATTGGACAGAATGCGTTTGACGAACTAATGGGCGTCTTGGGTGAAGCTGGATGATGTTGACTTTATAGCTTAGATATAGTATAATTACATAATGCCGAAAGTGACCCAGAAGTATAAAGACGAATCGTTTGACAGAATGTTAAGGCGCTTTCGCAATCAATGCGAGCGCGCTGGCATTGTTAAGCGTGTTCGCGAATTACAACACTACGAAAAACCAAACCAAGTTAAACATCAAAAGGCTATGGAGCTTAAGCGCACCAAGCGCAATGATAAGTTTAAGACTCAGAAAGCTGAGATGAGAAGACGACAAACTAATTTTAGGTAAACTATATTATGGAATACAAAGAACCGCCTATTGGAGCTCCTACAGGAAAAGATAGATTAGATGAAGCTGAATTTAGAGAAAACATAGCCCACGGTCATAGAAACCACGAGACCACTCATACTAATATAGCTATACAAGCAATAAAAGACTTTGCAACTGTTGATGAGATAACAGAAATCAAAAACAACAATGCCGAAACATTAAGTTTAATAACACAACAAGTACAAGAATGGAACAATAGCAATTGGGAATTTGATTGTGACTGGGACAATCCAACTATTGCTATAAAAAAAGAAGGCGAATTAGATAAAAGACAACTCAGAGCTGACTACTCTATTCATTGGGGCAACATGGATAAGACTGCAGCAAAGTGGACAGCACTTTTAGTGTGTAGTAATAGAGATGATGTACAAGGTGGAGAAATAGGATTTTCTGTATGGCCTGATCCAGCAAGATATGATAATTATGGCAATCTTATAAAGCCTGCAGGCAATGTACAGCCACAATGGATTAATGAACAAGGAACGTTAATTATATTCCCTAGTATTTTAGAATGGGGACACAGGGCAGTAATATCAGGTGAATTAGTTCTTTGTAGAATGATGTTTTCAGGAGTGGGGTGGAAATGAGTGAATATGATGATGTGGTACAATACCAAAGAGATTTATTAAAAGCAGAAGAATGGGCTAAAGGCATTGCTTGCATACATGCCCATGGTTTATCTTCAATGCATTATGACGATCGTCCACAAGATACCGCTGACGGAAAAAATGTTACAGACTATGAATACAATTCCGGTATTGTTAAAAGATACCAACAAGGAGAGCTCATTCATATATTTGGTGAAGAGCTTGAAGGCGAACGACTAGTTCAAAAGTATGGATCACATAACCGATGACAAGAATTAACTTAGTATCAACTGCTGAGTTAGCCGATCAACATTTGGTAGCCGAGTATAGAGAAATCTTTATGGTGGGCTCGTCACTTCAACGATCTTTAAAATCTCCTAACTGGGAAAAGAATAAAAAGACCTGGCCTAAAGTGTTCACTCTTAATGGTGGTCATGTTAAGTTTTTTTATAATAAGGGAAAGTACTTACACAAAAGATACAACGAACTTGTAAACGAAATGAAAAGCAGGGGTATGAATCCAGATCCAAGTAGAGTCTTTAAAAGGGAACAATGGCCAGATGATCTATACCTAGATTGGTCTCCAACAGAGCAAGATCTGTTAATTGTTCGTCAAAGAATACAAGAAAGAATTGATATGAAACCAGAATGGTATCGATATTCTAAATCGTTATAGCCCCCATAACCAAAAGTAATAAAAAACTGTTGTCTTTATAACAATAAAGGTGTATAGTCTTATAAATAAATCGAATGATAAATTATCATTCATACTTATCATTAATTATTTTAATTTTTAAGAGGAACTATGACCACATCTGCGCTACGGGCAGTGAAGTTCATGGAGACCAGGATTGACAAGTTTAGAGATGATCACCAACAGGTTTGTGAAATCTGTTCGACTATCGAAGAAGTGCTAAGATTCGCTTTGTGTCTACTAGGACCGATACTGTTACCAATAACTATTATGTACTTAGAAACTAGATTCTAAGGATGAAACTACTATGGCTGAACTTATTATTCCCGAGCCTACTGTACTCGATGTTGCTCCTAGGTCTGCATCAATACGATCCAAACCAAGGGGCACTTCGTGCAATCAGAGAAGCGGAACAATTCAAAGCAAGAATAAGAGAAATATAATAATGGAAAAATTAGAACTTGCCCTACTAATAACTATATTTTGTGGGTCGGTCTTTGCATTAACTCCAATAATATGAGTCAACAATTACAACTATTACTTAATAAACCAAGAGATGCTACACCAGAAGAAGTTGAGCAATGGCAAAATGGTGGTGACTATTTTATGACAGGCAACTTCGATCCAATGAAAATGTTTGTTGTAGTACCAGCAATAATACAAGCTCTTGTGTTTGGTATGATGTTGGCTGTAATGTTATACAACACTTTACTGTTTTGATTAAGCAAGCATTCAAAGCCGTCATGGGCGTTGGTAAAAAGGAAGACGTACATGTGACGGAACTTAAAGTTATTTTCTTTGCATTCTTAGTTACACTTTTATTCCTAGGTTTTATTGCTTCAATGATGGTACTTGTTTCTGTATTATAAATAAATGTATGACAGAACTTACCCGACAATTTATTGTATCAGCATCACCATACTCAGCAGTTAATTCTAGCTGCTATGTTGCAAGCGTTAAATTTAACAAATCAGCTCAATCTGTTCTATTACTTGTGAACTATCCAGAAGATGCCACAGAGGCAGAAAGAGTACCGCCTACCAATGAAAAGACTATTACTGATCATCTTGAAAGAGTCTATGATAATGTAACTGACATTTCAGGCACAATAGACGGAGCACTTGCTATACGTAATTTGCTGAAATCAAAAACCACAGACGATCCAAACATGCCAGTATCTTTGGCAACAGCGAGCGTATAATGCCTATAACATATACAGCAAATAAAATGTGCTACGATGTAGTAATGTCAGAAATAAAAGTGGAAGGTAAAGGATCAATGCAACTTCCACAACCAGTCCCAACACCACATTCGCGTATTGGTAAAACAATAAATGTTAAATCTCCTTGGAGATGTCAATTACAAAGTGGTGGATGGAGACGTCATAGAATGGTATTTGGCAAAGCAAGATATCAAGAATATCAAAACTATGTAAATTCTAAAGCAGGCGACATTATTAGTTTAATTGGTGCAGAAACAACTGGTCATACAATATCAAAACATAATAAATTGTTTGCGTGGAACAAGGTTGATGGACAATATGGTTTAACCGATGATATGAATGACATGAAGATCGGCGATCTATTTCACCACAATCCAGATGACTGTTCCGTAGTAATGGATTTTGATTTTTCTTTAGGGGCTGATGGCCGAAAAGAAAGAATAGAATCATTAAATATACTTGATAAAAATGGATGTTTTAAAAATCCAATGACATCCGTAATACCATCAGTACCCATAATAACAGAATTCGACTCAGACAGAATGCCAGGTAATAATGATAAAGTATATTGTACTTCATTTTGGCCATCTAATCTTAACACGTATGATCAACTGTTTAAAGACTGGAGTCAAATTGGTTACATTAAATTTGCTGGCGACACAATGGTCATTCCTAAAAGAGGAACAAAAGATATCCTCATAGTCAATAATAAAGTAAGATTCTTACCTCAAGCAGGTCATGAGCAGGGTAATTCTATGGATCCTAATAGACCATATGAGCTTAAATCAAATATCCGCACACTAGACAGCATTGGAAGTGCAATTATCATCCATTTGTGGAGAAGGTAATACCTAAACTGTATAAATAGTCGTATGACTATTACGCAATTTTTACTTGAGGTCGGTGTACCAATAGGAAGTGCCTTAATTATGGCCTTCTTTATTTTTCTAACATTAAAGTATATGCTAGACTCTGTTAAGGGTCAGGTAGGTACACTTACAGGTATTATTGGCGGACTTGAGAGTAGAGTAAGACAGATGAATAATGATATGATAAAAATTGATCTATTAGTTTCATCAGCATTGGAATTAAAACCTGATATTGAAAGGATTGCAAGAGCTGAAAACTTTATGGAAGATGGCAACATAGACGCTAGACGAGATTAGTATGGATAAAGTTGCGCTATTAGTTGCTGAGTTTGGTTTTCCAATGGTACTTGCATTGGGTATGGGATACTTTATGTGGTATCTGTGGAAGTTTCTAACATTGGAATTAAAACCAGCACTAGGAACCTCTCAAAAAGAGTTGATCAAATTGATTGATCAAATTAGAATGCTAGATAATGATTTAATTCGTCTACAACAAAAGGTAGACACAGTATTAGAGTATAAACAGACTCAAGATATTATTAGAGATGCAGAAAAAGAGAATGCATTTCAGGAGTTAAAAGATAATGGTATATAAAATATTACTTAGTTTGGTTGGAGCGCTGGCATTAACAGCACAAGCAGACATAGTACACAAATTTAAAAATCCTTCATTCAGTGGACAAGGCACTGGTGCTCATTATTTAACAATTGAGAACCAGGAGCATTCAAGGAAGAAGGCAATCGAAGATGCTTTAGAGGCTGCAAGAAAAGCGGCAGAAAGGGAAGCAGAGAATACTACATTGGCCAAATTCATGAGGAATCTTGAGTCAAGAATTTACGCACAGTTTGCAAAACAGTTAGTTGACAGTATGTTTTCTAACGACAGTCCAAATACGTTTGGTACATTTACATTAGAAGGTTCAGTCATTACTTGGGAACTTGTTCCTGGTGTTGATGGATCACCAGATGTTATTAGATTAACAGTTGTAGATGAGTTTGGATCTGAAACCGTTATAGAAATACCGGTTGGAACTGGATACTATTCACAAGACAGTGATGGTAATGGTTCAGATGGGGACGGATAATGGAAGCTCTACTTGGTTTAATGCTTATCTTAGGAGTCTTACAGGAGTCTGATACTCCAATATGGACTGATGAGCCAATAAAATGTGATCAAGTAGAAATAGTTGATATGATAACTGCAGTTGAAAAAGCAGTTAACAGAACCTATCTTTGTGTTGAAGAAGCAGAAGTAATTAACTTACCATCTTACTTAGAACTATTACAACTACCGGCACCAGACCAAAAACCAGTTGTAGCTGTTTATGATTTTTTAGATAAATCAGGACAAAGAAAAGATTCCGCCTCAGGTCAGTCATTTAGTACTGCTGTAACTCAAGGTGGTGTAGAATTATTAATAGATGCTCTAAAAACTGCAGGTGGAGGAACCTGGTTTAGAGTAGTTGAGAGACAAGGGATTGATCATCTAGTTAGAGAAAGACAGATTATTAGATCCGGAAGAGATGAAGCGGCAAAAGCGCTTAATATAGAGCCGCAAAATATTGGACCACTCTTATTCGCAGGAATGATTATTGAGGGTGGCGTTATAGGTTATGACACTAATATAAAATCCGGAGGTCGTGGCGCGCGTATCTTTGGTATAGGCAAAACAAAACAGTATAAACAAGATCAAGTTACTGTTTCTGTTAGAGCTGTTAGTGTTCTAACTGGTGAAGTATTATTAAACGTCCAAACAAGAAAGTCTATCCTTTCTTATGGTGGCGGTGGAGATGTTTTTAAGTTTATTGAAAACGGAACTACCTTATTAGAATATGAAGACGGTGTGGGAAATAATGAGAATGTGACTTATGCGGTACGAACAGCTGTTGAAGCTGCAGTACTGGAATTAATATACCAAGGACATGATAGAGGTTTTTGGACAATCAAGGATGGACATAGGCACCCGCATAATGCGGACGGAACTCAGCTTTTACATCCTTTAGAGGGAGAAGGAAATGAATAGAATATTATTAGGCCTAACTTTACTATTCTCTACATCTTTCATTTATGCAGCAGCCACTGACGATAACGAAATTAACATCAATCAAGAGGGTGATACTTTAACACTTTTAATTGATCAAATTGGTTACGGTAACAAAATTGGATTGAACGACTTTTCATCAAGCTCGTCCCCAATGGTAATTACTGGTACCACATTAAATTTTAATATAGATCAGCAAGGTAATGAAAACTTATTATACGGACCGTTCATCGCTGATACGTCGACCGTTGTTTTAAGTTGGATTGGCGACAGCAATGTATGGGACTGGAACATTGGTTCTACTGGATCAGCAGATGATATGAACATCGCTTCGGACATCACTGGTGACTCCAATACAATGGACCTTGACATAGGTGCTAACGCTAGTGCAGAAAGATTAGATTTTGACTTGACAGTAATTGGAAGTTCAAACGTATTTGATGTTGATATAGACGTCGATGATGCAGTTTGGAACTTTGATATTACAGGTGGATCAAACAACATTAATACTATGCAAAAAGATGGTGGTGAGCAAGAGATCAATTTGACTCATGTTGGCTCCGGTGCTGATATTGATATCAACCAAATGAGTGGATCATGCCCCCAGGGTATTTCTACTTGTAATGGTATCATAACATTGGACATAGATTCTGAGAATGCAACAATTCAAATTAATCAGAAAGACACTACTAACGACAGCTAGTATAGGCTTCTTCATGGGTTCGGTTTTAGCTGAACCCATTGGAGATATTAAAGAGTATAAAGGAAGCGCAAAGCTAACTAGAGAGGCTGGAGAAGAGCTCGTAGTCTCAGGTTCGTTCGTACCAGAAGTAAACATGAACGACACTGCCGAAACAAACAACGGCAGAATGCTTATCGAATTCAAAGATAAAGCAGAATTATCATTAACAGAAAACACAAGAGTATACATTGATAACGTATACTATGACCCCGATCCAAGTAAAAGTAAAATGACCATGCGTATGGCAATGGGCACTGCTAGATTTGCTAGTGGACGACTTGGAATGGTTAATAAGAACAATATAGATATATCAACTCCAACAGCTACTATTGCTGTTAGAGGGACAGACTTTACGACAACTATAGATGAGCTAGGGAGAAGTTTAGTTATATTATTGCCAGACGACTTTGGTAATCCATCTGGACAAATAGACGTGTTTAATGATGGAGGAAAAGTCACACTTACAGAAGCATATGCAGCTACAATGGTAACAGCATATGATAGCCCTCCAACACCAACAGTTGTTATTAATAACATAACACCCAATATGATTGACAATATGTTTATTGTAGCACCACCTCCTGATGTAAGACGGAACTTAGAAGCTACAGCAAGGGACGAAGAAAATCAAGATCAAGGATTATTAGATGTAGACTTTTTAGAGTTTAATGAGCTTGAAGGAGATGCAGGACTATCTACAGACGAATTAGAATTTTCAGAATTAGATATAGACTTCTTGGATGTTGACTTCTTAACCGATTTGCTTGATATAGTAGAAGCATTAGTTCGAACTACAGCATCCCTCTCTGACGTACAGAAACAGGGTTCTGGAGGCGCATTTACAATAAAAGGTGCTTCAGTTGGGTTTAACAAAGATTCACAATACAACGTGTTTGAACAAGATGGCGACGTAGTATTTTTAAGGGACGTAAACGGAGCCATTAGATTGCAACTAGACATAGGTGCAGCTGCATCAATAGTATCATATGTAGAAGGATACGAAGGAGAGATATGTTTAAATGGGTGCGATGATATTTTTATTGTCATAACTCAACAGAACTAAATATTAATAGAGGTACAAAAAATGATAGAAAAAATATTAGCTAACAGACTAAACATTAAAGAAGATTCAATTTATGATTCGTCTGATATAGTTGAGGATCTGGGTGCAGACTCATTATCAGTAGTTGAAATAATTATGGATGTAGAAAGCGAATACAACATTTCAATTCCCGACGAAGATGCAGAACTCTTACATACTGTAGGAGAACTTAAGGCGTATATAAGTGATTAGATTTTTAGCAATATTATTTTTAACAATGCCAGCATTCGCTGGAGACAATCACGTACACATAGAACAAGTTAGTAGTGGGGATAATGTTAATATTGATATTGACCAGATAGGGTATGGCAACTTAATTAGATTTAGTACAGCACATAATAACAACACATTTAACTTAACTCAAAAAAATGATAACAATACAGTATCATGGGTACCCTGGTGGGGATCTGGAGCTAGTTGGGGTGGTGATGTTGATGGTGTTTCAAATGTAATTAATATAGACCAACGTGGTGGAGCTGTTTATGGAGCCCATGTACTTGGTGATTATAATGCAGTTGACGTATACCAAGATGGTGACGGAGATCATGAGACTTACTTAGATATTCATTCTAACAATACTAATACAGATATATGGCAAGAGGGTGCTGGCGACAAGTATGCTAGACTTTATTATTACGGTACAGCTAATAATTCTGACGTAGATTTGATGCAAAAAGGATCGGGTGCACATACTGCATTAATTACATTGAAGGGATCCCAAGCAACTAATCTAGATTTATTACAACAAGGTGTAACCGATCAATCATATTCTTTAACTCAAACTTGTGTAACAGCTGGTGGTTGTACTATCAATGTTACTCAAGGCGATTAGTTGAACTACATTATATTATGAAAAGACTTTTTAATTTTAGTGTAAAGTGGGAGCCACTGTTAAAACTTGCCGGCGAGCCTACTAATGATATGTGTGCTGGTAGTGCAAATCAAAAACCAGAAAAAGTTGCTGATGATTATGATGTGTTTATATATAGAACACCATGGCATCAAAAAGTCATGAGATACTGCAGACACCACAAAGCAACTATTATGAAAAATTGTGTGTGTGGTTGTAGAGCTGGGTTGGGAGATAAGGGTCTACTTAAACTAATAAGAAATAAAGACTGGTTCCCTCCAACATATTTTGAACATGAAGAGTGTGGTGATATATTAAACGACAAAGAACTATACTTTCAAAAACATTACAAATTAGAAGCTGGAACAGGAATAAGTATACTTCCAGGAAACCGTTTACACAACCGTTTATCTAAAACCAATAATCTTGTGCCACCCAGAAAGCTGCTTCAACGAAACATAGATCCGCATTTATTTGATATTGATTATAATGGATCACATCCAGACTTTATTGATAAAGATTTCTTTAAAGATAAAAAATATTCAATAAGAATATGGGCGCTTGTTAGTGATCAGGGTGACGTAGCAGTAATGAAAGATTATCATTATAAGTTTGCTCTGTTTAAGCATAAAACAAGAGATGAAATAATGGATACATCTAGCAGACTTGGTCATTGGATAAAGCCTGGTTGGTTTCATTTAACAAACTCTACTCACACAAGAGATATTAAAATGAGGTACAAATCTTATGATGATCTGGACCCTAGTGAAAAATTTGAAGAAATAGAAGAGTGGTGGCACGATCCTTTAGCCAATTTAAAGGCTCAACATAGCTTTATGAGATTAAATGATGATCCAAAATTCTTTGAAAATTATAATGAAATATATCCTAAAATGTGTCAATATATAAAAGAATACCTAGACGAAATAATACCTTATCAAAAAGTGCCAAAATGTCTTGAGGGTAGAACGTGGACAACATTTGGTATGGATTTTATGTTTGATAAGAATAAAAAAATGTATTTTTTAGAGGCAAATTTATGCCCAGGATATAAATTGTTTAAGCCAAGCGATACTTTATATATAGAATGGTGGAACAATGTGTCTGATTTAATTAGAAAAGATGATAGTTCTATGTGGACAATGATGAAAAGTAAAAGTAAAATGACAATAACTAAACAAGTCGATAACAAATACGAATATGAAGACGATGCAAGAACTTCTGACTTTGAACTCTTGAGAAGCGAGTGTTGTTATCCAGGATCAAAACCCTATTAGGAAAAATTATGACAAATTGGTTATACAATAAACTAGTGCCACATGCTTTAAGGTTTAGAGAGTGGTCTAAAGATAAACTATGGGTTAAAATACCACTAGGACTCTTAATCCTATGGATGATGGGGATATTTAATCCCTATTGGTGTGTTTATCCGGTATGTTGGATATAAATTATGACTAAGTGGTGGAGTGTATTAATAACTATAATGCTATTGGCATCTGTCAAGGTATGGAATCCTGATCCAATAAAATCTTTAAGGTTTATCCAATACGATTACTTCCAACAGACGCAAGAACAAGTACAATCAGAAGACATAGTACTTATTAACATAGACGAAAAAGCAATTCAAAAAGAAGGACAGTATCCTTGGCCCAGAGAAATAATGGCAAAGTATATGAACGAAGGACCTGGCAATTCTTTATATGTTCTAAACATGATATATTCAGAGCCAGATAGATTTGGTGGTGATCATGAATTCATGCAAGCGATTGCAAACAAAGCAACAGTATTAACATCAGCACCAACCAATCAATTATCAGATGGAGTTGGAGCTCATGTTGGTGTAGGTACATTTGGAAAAGATCCTAAAGGATGGTTATATGAATATCCAGGATTATTATATCCTATTGATATACTCGGTAACTGGGCAATGGGAGTTGGAGCTGCAGCAAGTATTCCAGACCAGCCAACAGGCGTTGTGCGAAGAGCTCCTCTTATCATTAGAGCAAATGATACTCAGTACCCTGGACTTGCGCTCGATACACTTAGAGTATTTACTGGAGAACCAAGCTATAATGTTAAAGTTGGAGACAATGGAGTAGAGTGGGTTAGGATTGGAAAACTAGATCCAATAACCACAGACAGCTTTGGCCAAATCCCAATTGCATTTTGGAATAAATTTCAATCACAATCTATACTAGATGATATACCTCAAGGCAAAGTATTAGTATTTGGAATTACAGCTGAAGGATATTCTAATCCAGTTGCAACATCAATGGGACCAATGTATCCCCACGAAGTTCAAGCACATCTAATTCAGACCGCCCTTTCAGGTATTCAAATAGTCGAACCCGACTGGAGTGCAATAGCCGAGCTCGCTCTTCTGGTGAGCATATGTTTAGGAATTCTTCTAGCGGTCTATACTCTTCCCACAGTTGCTGCGGGGTTAGTGTCTGTTGGTATGATTGGCGCCTCGATTGGAGTGTCGTGGTACTTATGGACGACCTTAATCTTCTTAGATGCATCCTTCGCTTTGCTTTGTTCAATAGTGGTATTTGCGCAGAGCTCGTTTAACAAATATTATACTACCTACAAGTTAAAAGAGCAGATTAAAAAACAATTTCAAACGTATTTATCACCCGACATGGTTAGGATGTTACAAGACGATCCAACACTATTAAAGCTGGGTGGTGAGAGAAGAGAGATGAGTTTTATGTTCATGGACATATGTGGATTCACACCCATATCGGAGCATTATAAAAACAATGATGACCCTGAGGGACTTGTAGAGTTAGTTAATAAATTCTTAGATTTGCAGACGAAGATAATTCTAAATAATAATGGAACAGTTGACAAGTACATGGGCGATTGTATTATGGCATTCTGGAATGCACCATTGCCTTGTGACAACCATGCTGATATGGCTGTCAAGACTTCAATTGAAATAATAGAAGCAACCAAGAAACTTAATGAAGAACTTAAACCACTCAATCTCCCTCCTATTAATGTTGGCATTGGTGTCAATACCGGGGACTGCATTGTCGGAAACATGGGGTCAGAAGTTAGATTTGACTATTCCGTCATTGGAGATGCAGTCAACCTCGCAGCTAGACTTGAAAGCCAAACAAGGAATTATGAAGGGGTGGATCTGTTGCTATCATCCTTCACTCGTGACGCAAGTACAGAAAGAACATTCACAGAAGTTGATTGCATTACAGTTAAAGGAAAAACAGAACCGGTTACAATTTATACATACTGAACCAATAACAAACTATCAAGTAGCAACACTTATTGCTCTTCAAACATTAGATGTGTATACGACATACCGAGGTCTTAAATATGATTGTGTCAGAGAAATCAATCCCCTAATGGGTGAAAGTCCATCAGTAGGAAAAATGTTATTTACAAAGGCAGCAATCCTTACACCAGCGCTGCAATATGATTATAATAATGGATCTCTGTCCCCAAAAATAATGAATGATATGAATTTTTTAATGTCTATAGTAGTTGCAAATAATTATCATGTCTTGCAAGATGCTAAAAGATATTGTGTAAAAAAATAACTAGGAGTTTAAATAATGAAATTAAGATTGAGTAAAAACAGACTTAACCCTCATAAAAATTGGAAAAAGGCAATACCAGACAGTGAACTATCTAAGTTTACTGCAGGAGAGCTAGCATTGTTTGATCAAAACGGTTATGACTTAACTGTAGTAGAAAGAGCATTTGCAGCTGCTAATGGTTATGTTGTTCAAGCTCATAGAGACAAATTTACATGCAAGACCCCATGGTTTAGAGATCTTGATGCTAAAACATATGGACCTCATTTAAACCATGCAGATTTATATTTTAGACATGGGTTTGCAGGAGCAGCACTTAAACAGCTAGAGGAAAGATCCAAAGTACATCCTATTTTTCATAAGTTTACTCAAATGAGACCAAAATGGGGTATTGATATTAGTGTCGATTATGCTGACTTTGATGGTAATGTATTTGAATTGTTACACTTTGAATGGGACGGGTTTGATCTTATACAAGTTACTGAACAAAAATTAAAAGTTGAAAAAATAGTTAAAGGAATAGACTTTGATGCAAAGGCTCAAGAGATGCTTGACAGGAAAGAAGAGTGGCATCATTTAGACTTCTTTGGTCAGTCAGATTGGAAGCAAGCGTTCTGGGGATTACCAAAAGAGAATTTTAAAGAAGTAATTTGGCGTTGACTTTTAACCGAAACTTTAGTATAATGTCCCATGTAAGGAGATAAATTATGATAAAGAAAAAAGTTATAGTCACAGATGTCGATGGCGTACTACTCAATTGGGAAGACGCGTTTCAGATATGGATGGAACATCAAGGCTTTGAAAAAGTAAAAAAACATAAGTTCATTTATAATGCAGCAGAGCAATTTGGTCTTGACAAAGCAGAGGGTAAAAAGTGGGTTAGGTTATTTAACCAGTCAGCCGCTATTGGTTTCTTACCACCTTTAAGAGATGCACAAGAAATTGTATCACTACTAGCTAATAATTATGGATACAGATTTGTAGTATGTACGAGTCTATCTAAAGACAAAGCAGCACAGGATTTGAGAACCAGAAACCTCAAAAAATACTTTGGTGATGTTTTTGATGATTTTGTATATCTTGATACAGGAGCAGATAAAGATGAGGCTCTATATAAGTTAGGTAAAAAATACAGAGGCTGTTTGTGGGTAGAAGATAAAGTAGAAAATGCTATTGCAGGAGCTAAGGTAGACTTTGAACCTGTAGTAATGGAACATGGCTACAATATGAATGAAGAGCACGATTGCTTCGTAGCTAGAAATTGGGAAGATATTTACTTACATATTATTAAAAGGAAATAAATTATGTTTTGTTATGTTACTGGAACAAAGGGTGGACCTGTTGGTAAAAAATTAGAGCTATCTCTGGAAAGTATATTCCAAGTTTGCGTTAATGAGCTAGATATTGGAAGATTTAAGGGGATGGTTCATATAAAATACCCTAAAAAGAAAGGTCTAATAGAAAACAGTTATCATGGTCTTTGTGTAATGGATATAGTTGATACAGAAGAACATGGTAAGGTTTGGTGGTCTACAATTGATCTAGCAAATACAAAAAGTTTTAAGGAAGTCGTTTCTACATTATGCCATGAGATGGTTCATGTAAAACAATTTCTTAGAAAAGAGCTATCATTAGATGGCATGCATTGGAAAGGCGAGGAGATGAAGAAGTTAGATGATCCTTTTGAACCGCCTTCTGAAATAGAGGCATATGCACGAGAGAAAGTATTATTTCAAAAGTGTGTTGACCTTAAATTAGTATAGTGGTATAATATCGCTACTTTTATATTATAGGAGAAAGAAATGGCAGATAAAGAATTTGCAAATATAGATAAACAAGTCTTTGCTATTGCTGGACTGTTAGATGCTCAATTGAGACTAGCTGGTTTATCAGCAGGAGAGTTTTCAGAATTAGAAACTGACTACTTAAAGAATTGGTTAAACAAAGAAAAAGATCCTTTGCTTGGCACTATCGTTGCTCAACTTGTAGGACTCAGAGAAGTTAGCTCTGGAGAAACTGGTGCACCGGATGATAGCTAAAGGAGATAAATTTCCATTATTTAACTATGCTGACAGGAAAGCTGGTGAATGGATTAAGATAGATTTTAACAAAGAAATACAAGGACAAAAAGTTCTTATCTTTGGTCTACCTGGTGCATTTACTCCAACATGCTCTTCTAAGCAATTACCTGGATTTGAAAAACTTTTTAGTAAGTTTAAAGAACTAGGAGTTGATAACATCTATTGTACTACGGTAAATGATCCCTTTGTAATGAATGCTTGGTTTGATAAGCATGATATTGAAAATGTAAGATCACTGCCTGATGGAAATGGAGACTTATGTCAGAAATTTGGAATGAATTGTCAGAAGAGAAACGTAAACTTTGGTATGCGTTCTTGGAGATATGCAATGCTCGTTGATGGAGACACGCAAACAGTTATTAATGTATTTGCAGAACCTGAAATGAGAGATAATGCAGATGACGATTCATATATTGCTTCAACACCTGAAGCAGTTTTAAAATGGATGCAACAGAATCCTGAATGGTACTTTCAGAAGTAAGTAGACGAGAAGTCAGCTGGGAAGAATATGATGAGATGGTTCAATCAATCATCTCTCAACTCGGCAAATGGAAACCAGATGCAATAATAGGATTGACAAGAGGAGGATTAATTCCTGCTGTCAATCTTTCGCATTATTACGATTGTAAACTTTATACACTAAACATCTCTCTCAGAGATGGTAAAGCCCCTAAGTCTAAATTTAAGTGGCAAGATGTTTACAAATACAACAATTTACTTATAGTTGATGATATAAACGATTCTGGTCGCACATTGCGTGAAGTCCACAATCAATTTTATTTAAGGGATATGAAAAACCCTAAATTTGCTACATTATTAAGTAAGCCTTCATCTCAAATGAAGGTCAACGTGTGTGGAGAGACTATAAATAAAGATAGGGAAGACGATTGGATCGTATTTCCCTGGGAATAATAAAAAACGGAGATTGTATGTTAGATACAGCAAAAAATTGGATTATGGCCCGTTGGGCAGAAAGAACTACCTGGGATGGTGGTGTAATTATAGGGTTATCCCTATGTTGGATATTATTAGGTGGACTTATAGACTGGTTAGCTTACGTAGCGCTAGCTTATGGTGTGTATACATTTATTGTATCAGAGAAATAAACCAAAGGGGAAAGGAAGATGTGGAATCCATTTAAAATTTACAAATATACAATGTCAGTGTTTAATTCAGATAGCGAAGAAAAAAAGGCTGAATTAATTAAAGATGATCATGGGGAAGCTCGTTTATCAGAAGTACAAGGACTGTACAGAGAGATGATGTTTCCAACCAACTTTACACTTCATAGAAAACTCACATCCAGCCATGCTGGAAGACAAGTCCTTTGGGGCTTCGGTTTCAATGATAAAGAGAGAGTTGAACAAAATGTGATTCCAAAACTAGCCGATAGAGATTGGCTGCAAAGTCTTCCTTCCAATACTTGGGGAGCTCATTTAGGAAACCTATTTAAAAACTGGGACTTGAATGACCTTTATGACAAAAGATTTTTAGACACTGAAAAAAAAGAAGGGATGATGGGGTCTACTGATGAGATGAGAGCTAACCTATCAAGACATGGCTTTTTATGGCATGATCTACTTCACGTATTAATGAGATATGATACATCACCTATGGGTGAAGCATGTATACAAGCTGTAACACATAAGGTAGTCAAACACTTTGCACCAAAGTACGTCGGATTCGTTGTCACATGTAGAATAGCATATAGAACAAAGTCATGGACACCTTTTAAAGTTTATAGAGAAGCATTAAGACTCGGAGAAAGAGCAGCTAATAAAGGTTTAATGTTACATGGACATTTAGATTATATTGAATCAGACATCTCAGAAGTTAGAAAAATGTTTGATGTTGGTGTTCCTGTTGAATATAAAAAGTTTGCAGAAGCACACGCAGAAGATTTTAGACATGACGTTCTACATCCAGAATATAAAGACGTTGCATGGGATACAGCTGTAGAAGAAATATCAGTCTAAATGAAAATTAGATTATGGTTTTGGAAGTTTCCATTATTAAACTTTATATTAAGTAAAGGTAAAAAAGCTGCTTGGACAATTTTTTGGATAGGGTTTTTTAAGGTTATGATTATTAATAATATTATAGTTTGGTGGACAGGAACAGGATATTACTTTCCAATATTCAGATCAATATTCAAATCAATAGGTCTTATATGAATTGTTGGCACTGCGGTACAGAATTAATTTGGGGTGGTGATCACGACCTCGAAAAAGATGATAATGAAACATATGACATGGTTACTAATCTAACATGTCCAAATTGTCAGGCATATGTAGAAGTATACATGCCTAGAATAATAGAAAATAACGAGCATTACAATTAATGGCATATTCAGCAAAAGTAGTAAAAAGATTTGAAGAGGTTTTAAACAACCCACCAGCACATGGTGTGGGTCGTTTTGATCCTAAAGATCCTAATGTAGCAACCGGCATGGCTGGAGCTCCTGCTTGTGGCGATGTAATGAAACTCGATTTAAAAGTTAATCCAGATACTGATATCATTGAGGATGTCAAGTTTAAAACATATGGGTGTGGTTCTGCTATAGCAAGCTCTACTATGTTTGTTGAGATGCTTAAAGGTCTTACAATGACAGAAGCATTAGAGATTAAAGATAAGGACATAGCTGAATCATTAGAGCTACCTCCTATCAAATTACACTGTTCTGTTTTGGCAGAAGATTCTATTAAGAAGGCTCTGAGAGATTGGGACGAAAAGAAAGCAAAAAGAAAACATAACAATCCACCAGCATGATTGATCTAACAGATAGAGCAATCACTCATGTTATGAAAAATTTGAGAGCAGAAGGTGAATATGTTAGAGTAGGTTTAACACCTGCTGGATGTACAGGATTTGAATACAAAATTGATTGGGACAATGATGTATCAGCTGACGATATTATAATTGACTTTGGTAAGTTTGGAGTTGTTGTAGACGTAATGTCAGCACCAATGGTAGAGGGATCTACAATAGATGTTGTTACAGAAGGAATGAATACTACTGTAAAAATTATAAACCCAAAAGAAACTAATTCATGTGGTTGCGGAGCAAGTGTAAATTTCTCTTGACCTTTACAAATAAATAATATATAATGGAGTTATTATGACAAAGTGGTTAATATATTCAAAGAACAATTGTCCTTATTGCGAAAAGGCTAAGTTCGAGCTTCAACACGAAGCAGAAGTACAAGTAAAAAATATCAATGAGGATCCAGAATTCTTTACAGAATTAATGGAAAAAAATCCTAACGCAAGAACCATGCCTCAAATATACAAAGATGATCAACTCATCGGTGGGTATGATCAACTTATTGCTCATAGAGCAATTGACGCTAAGTACGGACTATGAAGTTAAACGTAATCGGTGATCCTAAAGCAGCAAAGGACGCTAGAGTTAAAGCTGAACAAAACGAAGTAGATCAGAATGCAATGGGTGGCACTGAGATAATGAAACATGCATTGTTTGATAAGTTAGATGATGCTACTCTTGATAAGTTTCAAATAATCCCATCAAGGTTTAGAGGAACAAAGAAAGGCAAGAAACCAATCTACTGGGTACACGACTTAGCTGGTGATCCAGAAATGGCTCATCTTAAAGATGGTGGCCATAATAAGTTTGATGGTATTGTGTGCGTGTCACATTGGCAAAGACAACAAATAGAAAACTATCTGAATGTTCCAGCTGGTTCTTTGACTGTATTACAAAACGCTATTGAGCCTATTCCGGAACATACAAAACCAGATTCTAAAGAATGTGTTAATTTAATTTATCATACTACTCCTCATAGAGGATTAGATTTATTGTATCCGGTCATGGAATGGGTTGAGCAGACTCTACCTGACATTAACTGGCACTTAGATGTTTATAGTTCATTTGGGATATATGGTTGGGAAGAAAGAGATAAAGAATTCCAACCTCTGTTTGATAAAATTAAAAAGCATCCTAAAATGACTTATCACGGACACGTAGATAATAAAGAGATACACAAAGCATTACAAAAAGCTCATATATTTGCTCTACCAAGCATATGGCCTGAGACTTCTTGTATTGCTCTTATAGAGGCTATGAGTGCTGGAT